TGGGGCTGATACTATGAGAATACCACCGGCAATTAATGATGGTACTTTTTCATTAGCCATTAATGTATTGATATTTTCGTGAATCTTATATCTGGATAAAGCGTCGCGTTGTCCTGGCGTAAGTTTCTTAATTTGTACGTCATCAGGTACTGCTTCGTATGACATTAACGCCTCTTCTTTTTACCAGCTGGAGTTTTACGAAACGCCACAGACATTTTTTTCAGGTTTAATTTACCTGATCTGTACCGAAACCTCGGTTTATTGGAATTCGCCTTAACGTATTTGTTCCAGGCTGATAATTTACGCTTCTTTGTATATCTAACAGGAATTCCAATTGATTCACTAACCCGTTGTTGTATTTCAGTGGGTCCTTTTCTGGCACCGCATTCAGGACAATACTTCATTGGCATTAACTAACCTCCTTGCCTTCTACAACAACCGTCATTGCCCCATTCGGTCCTATTGCCTGGACTAGGATCCCTGTATTAAGTGGGATCGTATAGTACAGATTAGGGAATTGGGGCCCTAGACCAGCAATTTCTATAAGGAATTTACTCACATAGAGCGCTTCGCCATTGCCTGCAATAGACCAAGACAATGCATCCCCAGCGTCGCAACCACTGTAATCAAAGGAGACGTTTGTGACCACACTGTAAAAATGATTAGGAGAAATAAAGTCTAACAGTGTTGTACCTCCTGCGGTTAGGACTTCTCTACCGCTCCAGGCAAAGATATGATCCCTATAGAAATTAAGGCTAGGCCCCGTCGAAAGTGTCATTAGTCAACCTTACCATGAATCCTACCTGTTAACGTAACAAAAAACGGTATGTCCCCTTCAGTATCATCGGTTGTGACTTCAATTTCTACCTTAGTATAAGGTGGAACAAGTATAACCAGGGGGTCGTTAATCGAAATGTCGAATGAAGTGGTAATACCGATTTTGGTTCCCATGTCACTAATTGCCGTCCCATTGAATAATATTTTTGTCGAAATCCTTTTACCTAAGTTTAGATTTCCCACTCTTACGGTTGTTTGAACTCCTGCTACTAGTAGAAAATTACCCGTTTCAAACTCGATAAAGGTTTTGGTTTCGTTATTAAGATTAATTCCGCCACTATAAGCATAAGCGTGTTGCCCAATAATATTAAGGGTTAAACCTGTCGAGGCTGTATTTTGCGGTCCATAACCTTTGCCCTCAGGCATTGTTGATTACTCGAACTGAATTGTGCAGCTTGCGTCGATTGTTGCTGCAGTTGTTACAGCCATCTGTATATCCAGGGTGTTACCAGAAGTTACGCCCAGAGCGGTCTTTTCCTGTGTAACACAGTTAGCCACTCCAGTACCACCAGATGCGGCCTGTGCGATCGCTGGACCCATAAAGGTTGCATCTCCTTCTTGAAGTGCCGTACCCGTTAATTTGAATCCTGAACAGAAGTCTGCTCCAGTTCCAACGCTACTAACTCCCATTGATATAGAACTTATTTGCGATACTCCGCTTGGTACTACCAAACTCAAGCCAGAACTTGCGAACTGACTGGTCATGCTCTGAAAACTGGTCGTTGCAGAAAGTGCAGCCGAAGTCCTCGTTACGACAATGCTCATGTGTATTTTATGCCCTCACTTTGATTGGTCCAAGGGAAGCCAGAACTGGCGAACCCCGTGAAAATGATTTTACTGCAGCCTTGGCCAAAAATGCCCCGATAAGGGTCTTAGTGATCAGTTGCTTATTGGATTTTGCTGATGTTGATAAAGTTCTCAATCCATCATTAAGATTACCAGCCAGGAAAGACTTCATAGCTGCACCAGCGTTAGTTTGTTCTAAAAGAGCTAAAGCCGCCCCAGTCTCGATTATGTTAATTCCAAATTGCCTGGGTGCCCTTCGTCTGGCACGCTTACGTCTGCGTACAACCATATACTCATATATGAGTAGGCCTTATTAAATGAGTAGGTAAACAATTTTGAGTAGGGCCTAGTTACTTTATATTTGACATGCTTGTTTTTAGCTTGGAGAAATATGAAAAAGAACCAATTTCATTTTGGTGCAGCTTCAATAATGCGTGAAGTTCCACCTGGTCAGATTGCCGTGATCCAATTCAACGGCGCGCTCAAAGTTGTCGATACAGAATGGGGGGAGAAACTAAACTATCCCATCCTCTTATTTACACATCCTTCCTACGAATCCCCTCCTCCTGAAGGAATAGAAACAGCCTGGCAAAGTAACAGCCAGGCAGCACGTGATCTTGCAACCGCTCTGGAACAAGGTATCAAGGAACTCAGCAAAGCATTTCACGATAATAGATGGAAGTTAACAAGGACAGAAGAAGGTACGTATTTTCTTGATGTGATCCTATGAAGCGTAGATGTAATATCTGTCTGCAGTCAAAGCAGCACACATCATCAACCAAACATAATAATGAAGTCACAATTTGTTATGCTTGCGAAGCGATCATTAAAAGAATTGTAAATGCTTAGCTCTCTTACCAGCGACTTTTGTTTTAAGGCATTTTAAAGGATTGAAGTGGAAGGTGGGGTAGGAATGGGTATAAAAGCGACCTACGGGCCGTTAAACCCTACTCCAACCCTAGCTTTGGGCTTGTTTGGGGCTTATTAGACCCTTGCTCTGCGCTTGTTGTGGCATTTAGTAGGCCTTCAACCCCCTGGCGCTTCATTAACATATCAGCGATAAACCCCATGATCGGGTTGTCCCTGGTTATCGCTTTGATTGTACTTTGTCCAGTAGCATCATCCAGTTTTTTACTGGCAGCACCAAGTGACCCAAAGAACGAGCTTTGGAACGTTTCGAGTTTATCATGCATTCTATCTTCGATTTCATTTATGACACTATCCAAAATTTCTAGAAGTTCGTCATCGCTTTCTCTGCTTTTCGCCCATTCAACCCATTTATCTTTTGATAGCCTGGCTACATACGAAGCAAACACAAAATAAAATAATGACCAGACAATCAGATAGGCAAATAATTCAAGGAGTGTGATCTCCATTACTTCCCTATCAAATAATCTTGGTAATCGCCACCACTTCCGGCAGAATCAATATACCTTCGATAACCTGCAAAAGTGTATTTGCCATCTGTCCTATAATGTATGTTAGACCCTCCTGCAGGTGGTCTTTCAACTGTCACTGGTTCGGGTGCAGGTGGACCGATAACGGTCTTTTGCCAGATAAGCCCTGAATCCTGTATAAGTTTGACTAATGGAATTAATGCCCCTAGATTCATCTTTTTACGTACTTACTCCAGAAGTCCTCAATTTCGCCTTCGAAAACCCCACCAGTCGGACCCGACAATTCAAAAAAAGCCTCACCAAAATCTTTAACGAAAGTAAGATAATTTATCCCTGCTTCGGCAATGTCAATATCAAGTTCAGGTTTTTGTTTAGCCAGGGCATCAAATATAATTTTTAAGATTGTTGGGGCTGATACTATGAGAATACCACCGGCAATTAATGATGGTACTTTTTCATTAGCCATTAATGTATTGATATTTTCGTGAATCTTATATCTGGATAAAGCGTCGCGTTGTCCTGGCGTAAGTTTCTTAATTTGTACGTCATC